TCCAGGAGAGGGTTGTGGTTCTGGTTCTGGTTCTTCTGGTGGTTGTTCAACAATTCCCAGTAAACTCAATACACCACCAAAGAAAGAGTCAATATCCAAAAGAACATTATTCATTGCGCTTTGAAGTTTCTGCGAATCTTCAGTTCCACGAATTACATCCCATGTCTTATATCCAATATCAATAAAGGTCACAAATCCATCAAAAATTCCAAAAGCAATCTTTGAGAAAGCATCAATAACATTCGACGAACCAACTATAATACTTGAAAGTGGTCCACTTAGTTGTTCAAAATACTTAGAAAAAGTATTAAACAACCACCCAAAAGCCATGAAAGTTAAAAACTTTTGGACGGTATTCTTTCCGGGAATCTTGCTAGCAAGCTTACCAACTCCTTTCACAAAGAATTTGTCAGCCTCAAGTTTATTTTCTTTTTCTACTCTTTCAGTTTGTTCCTCTTCTATTCTGGTAATATTAATACTTTTTTGACGTACTGACAAGATCTTTTTAAGAGATCCATCAATCTGTGTTAGTTTTTCTTTAGCTAAGATAGGTCCCTCTTGATTTATTTTCGCAGTTCTATTGAAGAATTTAAGAGGAGATAGTGTTGATTTATTTGGCGATTCTACTACCATTATCCTACAATCCCGTAGATACTAGCATTTGTCATTCTTTCACCACTACCACTTGGAGAAGTAGCAGAAATTACAGGAATTTTACTTCCATCTAAACCTGATGAATATTGACCTCCATCAGACATAACTTGTGGTGGCAGTGTCACAATACTTCCCATACCATTTTTACTCAAAGGAGTGGGTGTATACCTATTTACTTTTGAAGGAGATATAGACTTCGATGCATCAGAATCAAGATCAGTCTTAGCAATTATTTGTTTGATTAAATTCTCACCGAGCAAATCAACAGTTCCCTTAGGAAGAACTGCTTCTCCCAATTGAAGTGCTGTAGCTTGTGTATCGGAGGCATTAGGTGGAATATCAATTTTCATTGTATTGTTATCCTCAACTATTCCACCACCTTTCATTCCAAACCAAGATCGAGGATCTATAGCCCATCTCTCAGTTTTCTTTTCCTGTTTTGGAACTGATAGTGTCGATAGTGATTTTTGTTGTTCTTGTCCCAAACCTGTACCTTTAGGATCTCCTCCCGGACCATAAGGTTTTTCTTTTACTTTTGATGAGATTGGTTTTCTTATAGCTTGTTCGAGTTGTTCTCCAACAAGATATCTTCTATCCAGATGAGCAATTCCAGCTTTCTTATATCTTGTGAGAAATGCTTCTGTTGCCTCTTGAACTGTTCTTGCAGTATTGATAATATTTTTAACTTCCCTATATTCTGGATGATTATTCAATTCATGAAGAATGAAATCAATCTGAGTATTTAAATCATCCCAAGATTTTCCTCTTGATTTAGCAAAAGATACCAAGTTAATTCTATCGGTATCATATCTTCCACCTTGTTCCCATTGTACCAATCCTCTTCCAGGACCACCATCTTCTTGTACAGTTGATGGATTGTAGGTATATCCAGTTTCTACTCCAATATTAGATACAATTCCCATCGCAGCAGTTGAAGTAAGTCCGCGAGATATTAACCTGTTATAGATGTGAAGTGCTTTTTGATTTATAAGAGAATCTTGTTTACCAACTAATCCACCAGTATTGAATTTCATCATCTTTGGTTGATTTGCATCAGGTCCACCGTAAAGTTTGTTTAAAGCTAAGAATACTTCAGCTCCAACTGCATTGACGGTTTCTTTATTAATTACAACTTCACCTTCAGTTAACATAGCAGGAACTTTATCAACTCCCCTAGGACCAGTTACAAATCCACCACTTGCAAATCCAGCCATACTTCTACCAACATCAGCTCCAAGAAATGCCCAACCAGCTGCACCGGGAAGAGCAGATCCAGCAGCTAGACCAGCACCTACATAATCTCCCTGAACTGCTCTTATTCCAGCTAGTCCAAGACCATAAATTTGTTGGAGTCCAGGCAGAACTCTAGCTGCTCCCTTCAATCCAAATCTTCCAACAAATCTAGATAAAATTCCTCCAGCTCTACTAAAAATAGGGTTAAGTGCTTTAGAAGCTAATCTACCACTAAATCTCAACAAACTTCCAGTAAGTTTAAAAATAAATGTTCTAAGTGGTGTGATATAAAGAGCCAATAAAAGTGGCCAAAAATCCTTTAAAAATCTTCCAAGAGATTGTATTTTTTCAACATTACTTGGATCCTTTAACCATTCAACAAGTTGTAAGAATGCCTTACCTAAAAAAATAAATTTAACAAAATCAAATAGTTTATTTAAAATATTCTGAAATGGAGAAACAATCTTTTGAAATGCATCAGAAGCTTTTTGGCCTATGTTAGATCTACTTTCTGTAGATTCTTCTTTAACTCTTCTAGATTTTTTCTCCGCATCTAAAGCAGCTTCTTGAGATTTTTTTACTTCAAGATCATAAAGTGTATTTACTGTTTGAAGAATTGAAGAAAGAATTTCATTAAGTTGAGCAAATTGATCTTGGGGTACTAATTGTTGTACCACCTGTTCTTGAGGTACTTCTGCAACCTGTTGTTGAATCTGTGCAGTTTTTTGAGATAAAGCTAAAATTCCAGCGCCAGGTAAAGATAATTTCTTAGATACAATATTGCCGACACCACCAATACTATCTGCAGTTATTTTCTTTGGTGTTGGTTTAAATTTTTTCTCCCTTTCTTCCCGTTCCTCTTTTACCCTTTTCCTCTCATTTGAAAGAAGAGCAACTTCTCTATCTGAAAGTTTGTTTTTACCTTTAACAATTGCCTCCTTCAGGAGGGTCATATAGGTATCATAATCAAGGTCAAAAACGTCCTCAAGGCCCAGTAGCCTTAGAATTCTTTCATCAATTTGTTCAGCTACTGGGTTCATGTTACGCCTTGTTGCAGCTTGTGCTTGAGTTCTTCTTCTTCTAGATGATCCTTAAGAAGTCCAACATAAACATCTCTTTCCCAAGGAATCATATTTTCAATCTCTGTTAATGAATATTTATGATACTGCATTAACGAAAAATTGAGTTTGAAGTAGTTCTCAAGGTCCATGTGGACCATACCTATGCGAAAAAACTTGAGAGTCCCTCCAACGTTACTCCATTCTCAACTCCAGTATTTGGATTTTTAACATTAATAGTATGTGATAGTTTGGGCATTGTTTCAAAAAATTTCTCAATTTGTTTGAACTGAGATGAATTCATTTGTTCAAGAAAATCCTCAAGCTCTTTCTTGGTTACATCTCCAGCATCCCAAACTTCTTCTTCATTATAAATTTTATCAATACATGAAGAAATCAAATCAAATGATTGATCCATTGCATTATCAGAATTAAAATCAAAGTTACTCTTAATAAACTGATCTAGTGATGGATACTTCATTTCCATCACCAAAGAATCGTCAAGTTTAATTTTGTTAGTGTGTTCTGGATTTTTTAATACCTTAATATCATCCAAAAGAATTTTAACAGGAACTGTAGTTGTCCCATCATCTTGACAAATAATATTCAATTCCACTTCTTCTCCAACAGATTTACCTCTGATATTGAGAAAAAGATATTCAATATCAAATGTAGGAAGTGTTTCTACTTTTATCCCTCTTGTCTCAATACAATTTTTAATAACTGCTTTAATTGCACTGGTTATCTGTTTAGGATCTTCAGATTCCATTGCAAGAACTAAAAGTTTTTCTTCTCTTACTAGAAAAGGTCTATACTTGATCGTCTTTCCATTTGATGGCAAGTCAAGTTCATATGTTGGTGTCGAAATCTTAGGTAAAGGCATAATATCCTATAGTGTTTTCAGTGAAATTATTTATTGTACAATAATGGGGTTAACATTTCCAGGTACTGGTTGAGTAAGAGTAACTCCCTGTTGATTTCCTAGAGACTGACCAGTTCTAGGAACAAATCTGGATGGTGTAATATTTTCTGGAGCGGGAATTCCTGATGGTGTTGGTTGTTTAGGCTCTGATTGAACAAATTGAGATCCTTTATTTAAAATATACCTATCATAACTAAAAGAAACTCTACATCTCAAAATATCAGAGTTTTGATAAGAAACGGGCATAGAGCTCATAGAAATGGGATATGAATTAATAAAAGTATATTCTAACATATCCCCTCTAAAATCTCTTTCAAATTTAGTTAAGTAAATATCGCTTCTGTACTGACTAGGATATTTTACTCTATAATAAAATCCTTTGTCTTTATTTAAATTTTCATCATTTGTGATATATCTCATCCAAGATTCAAAAAATAAAATAACTTTATATCCTTGAGAATCTCTATGATCAACATAAAAATTTAAATCAATTGTTTGATCATATTGTTTCCTATAAGCAAACCTTTCACTGATACCAGTAAAATCATCTGTAGTTTCATTAGTAAATAAAGAAGATCCTGGTAAAGCAGTTTCATAACAAGAGAGTGAAAGCAATTCCCCATCATAATATTGTTTGATTTCATCAATACCTGTGTCCGGAATCCAACATTGATAATTAGAAGTTAATGCAGGTCGAAGTAACTTTTCCTTCACCTGAAACATTTTAACAGGTTGTGGCTTTGGAGCAGGCATCTATAAATACTATTTGACCCGATATATTATGTATAATGGCAGAAAGCATTAAGAGTCGTTATAAACCTGAGTATCCAAAGAAGTATAAGGGTGATCCCAATAATATAATCTGTCGTAGCAGTTGGGAAAGAAGATTCTGTAGATGGTGCGATCTCAATGAAAGTGTTTTGGAATGGGGCAGTGAAGAGTTCTTTATTCCATACTTTGATCCTACTACTAGCAGAGTTAGAAGATACTTTCCAGATTTTATTATCAAAGT